GTGGTGTTATTCCATGGGCTAACAATCAGTTGAGGGTTGGGAGGCTCAGAGCGAATCTGTTGGTTGGCGTTTCTGAGAGTGCTGCCGATAGTATCGATACCAATTAAGTATCCGGCATTCAAAAAGTTAACGCCCATAAAGTCACCGGTGCCCATAGGCTTCAATCCCCAGCCACTATTGTTGTCATTAGGGAGAAGGTCTGAAGGGGTGTTCATGCTTTGAGAATTGCAATTTGACGGCATACCAGCCATATTACCGTCGCCGGAGTTTACAGGAGCGTAGTCAACGTAGAATGTTCCGTCGTTAGCACCGGTGGGGTTACCACCTCTAGCATTAGAATTGGGAGCACCCGAAGAGTTCTGGGAGGGGTTGCGCCTGTTGACGGTTTCATAGTTCTCGGGGTAGAAATTCTTATTTGATGAATAGTTATAAATAACATAAATAAGAACAAGTCCGCCTAAAAGTAAAAGAACGTGATGTGCCTTGAAAGTTTTCTGTAAATCTTTGAGCATCGTTATATAAAATAAAAGATAAAATATTTTTATAATTTTAATATTAATTACCAAATATAAATTATACGCCTTAAGTAATTAAATAAAATTAACTAAACTATCCAAATTTTGCTCGATTTATAAAATATTAAAATTGTATTTTATCAAAAATATAAGTTTAATTTATGATATTTCTTAATGATTGGTATTTTATGGTTAAAGGCTATATATAAATTATATATAACCACTAGTCGGATTCTTCTTCAGTGTCTGAATTTTCGGAACTTGATGAATTACTAAAATCGGAATCGGAATCGTCGAGCATGTATGTTTTCTTAATTTTTTTTACTTCTAAATAAGCATCGAAAGCTAATTTTCTTGCCGTTCTTGCTTTTTCTTTTGCTACGCTATATATTTCATAATAAATATCATTTGGTTTTTTTAGTTTAAGATTTTCATCATTTTTTATTTCTAAATCTGCTTCCGTTAGTTCTGTAAGTTCATTAAGTTCTAAAGATTCTATTTTTTCTAAATTATTTGCGCCACTTTTTATCTGAGTTTCACTTAATGAATTATTTTTTAAGATAGATTTATTTATTTTTTTACTATCAGTATTACCTTCATCAATGGTCTCACGATTATCGTTATCATCATTAATGTGTACACCCTTGATATTATCGTGAGCGGTATCATCCCCATCTTCATCATTATTATCAACATCACCATCATCATCGTCAATATCATCTTGATTTTCTAAATTAAATTTAATATTACTTTTAGCATTTAGTATTTTTTCTAAATTATTTTCTGTATGAGGTTCTATGCGGTGCAATGATTCTTGTGTTTTCTCTTGCAACTGCCGAGCATCGTTATCAGGAGTTGTGTGTATCGTTTGAGACACACTAGATATTTCTAATGAGATGGCTGCGTGTTCTGGTGCAGATGCGGGTGCAGATGCAGATGCAGATGTATTAGAAGGGTGTTGTATATTTTTTTTAATAACACATGATTGGAAAACTGGTTTATTTGACATGATAAGAGCCTGTCGTAAAATAATTTCGAACTGGAAACTTTTAGATGTAAACTTAATCCCTTGTATTTCTAAAACTGTTATTAAATCATTTTCAGTTTTTATATCATCTAGAGTTAATTTATTTTCACTTTCATCGAATACGAAACATGTAGGCATTTTTACAAGATTTTTAGAAGGTGCTATATTAGCTCTAAGTAAATAGTATTTGCCTGCTTTATAAGGGCGTAGAGTAGCAGTAAAAGCATTTTCTATATCATTTTGGTCAATGTCGTTTGTAAACCATGAATTCTTTTTTTCATGAATTTTTTCTACACATGATTTTTCTAAATTTTCCATAAATTCTATAAATTTTGAATCATCTGCTGAGAACATAAGGTCAATATATGATTTTTTCCCAGAAGAAGAAACTATACCCTGTTTAGAAATACATTTAGGCGTTTGTACATAAAGTATATCATTGTTTATATTTAACTTCGTAAAGAAAGAACCACCTTGCAATGACTCAGGATGAGTTAAAATAAATTTACTAAAATCAAAAGTATCATAAACTGTACATATATTCGAGGTAGAATTAATATCCATTTAATGCTTAAGGAGAAAATATAGATAATAATAACACGCAAAAATTATATAATAATTATGTTTTTATAAATTAATTAGGAATATTTATATTTAAAAACTTTAAAATAAATAAAATGAAAGAGCCAAAAGATATGAAAGACAAAATTACCGAGTATTGTTTAGACTTTATTAAAAAAGATGAAGTTAAAAAAGAGTTAAAGAATTTATTTAAACCAATTATTAACTTAATATTAGAAGAAATATATCCATATATTTACTTGTCATTACTTCTAGTTGTAATTAGTTTTTTTCTAGTTTTAGGAATATTTATTATGTTAATTAAAAGTCACAAAAGTATTTAATATACAACCATTATCTAAATAATTATTTTTTCTAATTAGATAATATAAGATATGAAAAGAAGAACAAAAAATTGTCGTAGAGGTAAAAGAGGCGGAATGGCTCCATTAGAATCAGGCCCTTATCCTGGAAGTGGTGGCGGTCAATGGTCAACTTCTGTTGGAGGTAACCCTACTGCGGCAGCAGCAACCGCATACAAACCCTTTCTTTCACAGTTTGCAACTGAATCGGGTGGTGCAGGAGTAGACCCCGCTTTAGCTAGACAACTTGCAGCAGATTTTGCTATGAAAGGTGCAGGTCAATCTGGCGGTGGTTCTCGGCGCCACAAGCGTCATCATAAGCGCGGTAAGAGACATGGTTCTAAAAGAATGCGTATGAGCCAGAGCCAAGCACAAGGCCAATCGCAAGCACAGGGTCAGTCCCAGGCACAGGGTCAGAGCCAGTCCGGTGGTATGTTTGCAACATTTGGTGCTCTTTTAAAAGAAGCTCTTGTCCCTCTTGGGTTGTTAGCAGCACAGCAAGCATATGGAAAGAGTTACGGTAAGAAACATACAAGTTCTAAAAACTATACTAGAAAACGTAGAGGAGGTGGAGCTGGTAATCTAACGGTTTACTAAATCCATCATTAAAATACAATTGTACTGGGTTCTAAATATGTAAAATAATATTTAAAAATAATATTTAAAATAGTTTAGATATTATTTATTATACTATAATAGATATTTACAATAATAACAATGAATAAACCTCCCGCTGCGACTATGACTACGACTACGACTACGACTACGAATCATTTAGAAAAAACAATTCAAAACTGGGTTGAATTAGACAATGAATTGAAGAAAATAAATGAAAAAGCAAAGGATATAAGAACGCGCAAAAATGATATAGAAGATAAATTAATGACTTATGTTGAAGACAATAATATGAACAGTAGTGTAGTAAATATAACAGATGGTAAGATTAAATTTTGTGAGACCAAACAGACATCACCGCTCACGTTGGGATTTTTGGAAAAGTGCTTAGGCGAAGTTATCGCAAACCAGAGCCAAGTAAAACAAATTGTAGACTATATTAAAAGTAAACGCGAAACAAAAATGGTTCCTGAAATTAAAAGATATTATAACTAATTTCAAATATCAATATCAATATCAAATATTAAATATGACAACAAATAGTTTAAAACATTTTAACTAATTTATATACATAATATAGGTAGTATATTATATGAGCGAATATCAATCAGGAGGAGGAGATAAAAGCAACGAGTTGAAAATATTTCCTTTGCGCAATGAAGACCTTGTTTTTAGTAAAAATCGTGATGGAGTATTAAGCTGTGGATATAAAGTAAGTAATGCTCTTCTGAATGCTACGCTTGGTATGCCTATGTCTGGTGGTGGTGGTGACGGCGGCAAAGACGCAAAAAAAGAGCAGGGTAAACATAAAGCAAATGAACATGAAATAAAGAGCGCAAAAATAATGGAAGATTTGGTTGTCCCATCTAGCTTATATTACGGTAAACCTGTTAACAATCATAAAGTATTCAACTACAAAAAAGGTAAAAGAGATAAGGATAAAAAAGGTAGAGACTCTTCTAGTGATAATGAGAGCGACGATAATGTTATCGAAGAATCATTATATGATAAGTTATTATCTTTAGTCACTGCAGATAATAAAATAAAATATGATAAAAAAACAAGAAGAAACACAGACCATCGTAATAAGATAAATATAAAGAAAGATAGGAAAAGTACAGCGGATTCAGAAACTACAGGAACTACAGGAACTACAGGAACTACAGAAAATAAAAATAAGAAAAATAAGAAAACTAAAAAAGTGAGGTTTAATTTAGAATAAATATATTACTATATACTTTGATTTCAACTACATTATTGTCGCATTATTGTCGCATTATTATTATGATATAAATACTGTCATAATAATAATAATAAAATATTTAACAGTTTAGCCAGTCTTTTGTAAGCGTAATGTTAACACTTTCTAAAGCACCTTCTACCCAGCCCTGGTGAATACTAATTAACTCACCAACAATAAGAATATTTTCGTCTGGGCGTTGTGCAACTTTTATAAATTCTTGTCTATTTTTAAAGTTAGAACTAAGTGGTGTATAATAGTGAGTACCATTTTTCCAGTAAAAGTCTTTTATACTTTTTATATGTAACTTACCTTCTAACTCAAGTGACTTTTCTAGTAAATTGTTTATTATCTTTCTATTTTTTTCATTATTTTTAAAATATTTTTTAAAAAATTCAGCATCACTGTTATCGCTATATACTACCATGTAAACCCCTTTATCCGGGTCCATGGGTATAACTTTTTGCATTGGACCATTTATTACAGTAACGCCTTGAATCTTTTCTTTAAGATATGGAATAGAGTCTTTCGAAAATTTTGCATATAAACGTAAAAATGGTTGTCCTTTAATTTGATAATATAAACTAGGATTTGGTGATATATTGTGAATTAGGTTTGTTAGAGCATCGATATCGGTAGCAATAATAACCTTTTCACAGTAGTATTTATTACTTTTATTTTTATTACTACTATTACTATTATTTTTTGTTGAAATTTCAAAGTAGTTGTCCTCTTTATATATTTTTGTAACTTCTGTATTGTTGATAATATTTTTACCTAAAGAGGCAACTATTTTGTCTACTAAAGTTTTCCATGGAACAGAAAATCCAACCCATTTATTATAGTTATCATCAAAATTATAATGATAAAGTACATCATATACGTCTTCCTTTTCATAATCAGAATAACCCGAACATACAACGAAATGATTATATGCATCTTCACCTAAAATATTTTTAGCATATTGTTTAAATGTTTCATGGTTTTTTGTAACTTTATTTTTATTTTCCTTGTCATATAATTTTTTTAAGTATGTAAATGTAGATTTTACTTCACATGGAGGATGTATTGAACTAGAGTATTTATGTTGTGTTTCAAAAAACTCAATTGGTATTTTAAAATCTTTCATAAGCTGTAGTAGTAATTTATCTTTATTTTTTCTTCCTATTCCTGCACCAGTTACTACATCGGCGTTTTCGAAACTAACATCGTAAGACCTTCCGCCAAATAATTCATCCCTTTCTATAACCAAAAATGATAAACCAGGGCATAATTTTTTAACCTTTAATGCAGCATATAACCCTGACATACCAGAACCAATAATAATAACATCATAGTAAGAAGACATACTTTTATTATATAATATGTTTTTATTTATATTATGTAATATGTTTTTATTTATATTATGTAATATTTTCACGTCTTAGTCCTAAAACTACCCTAAAATACTCCAGCTGTTTTTATTAAAAGGTGAAAGCAGTATTTCAGGAACACGTTTCTTCCAGTAGTCAAGTTTCTTTTGTAGTTCCAAGTCTTTCATGCTTACGGGGTATATGGGTGTGTTCTTCATATTATTCTGCTCAGCGGCAGTTATAATCGGTTTAAAGCCGTAACAGTTTATACCAAAACGAGCATTTGGGTTATCTATTTTACCGCCGTTTATACCAGGTCTTCCGCAGTCATTTTCATGTCCTTCGATGCCTTGTAACTTATCCCATGTTTTTTGTTGTGTTGGGAAAAGGGCCATTTGTCCATCAGACCATCCATAGTTGCACCATTCAGCACCTTTACTATAAGCATTTTCTACTTGATTATATGATGCTAGTTTTCCTCCATATGCTTGACATATTGCTTTCGAGTCGTCGTACGTGTAGTCATTGCTTGGAATATTATATACTTCTTTTTTTAGTTTTAACTCTGGTACTACATTTTCGCTAGGAGGTTCCTGAATACTTAGATCTATTTTTGGTTTATCGGTAAAAATATCTTTAATGGACGCGGTAAAGTTAACGTTGAAAAAATATTGGAAACCATTTATAATGATAAGAATAATAAAAATACTCCATAGTATTACTTCCAATGTTCTTTTTCCAGTTGTTTCACCGACGCCAGAACCGGAACCGGAACCGGGCGAACTTCCTACACCACTTCCATTACCTCCGTTGCCTTTTCCTAAAGATGAAAATAAACTATAGTATAAAATAGTTATAACAACAAAAGCAAGTAAAATAATAATACGCGTTGTTGCGCTAGATGCGTCTAAATTTCTCTTGCCTTCGGTTGCTAACTGAGTGATATATGTTACTGGATTTCCTTCTATCCCGGTTAATGAATTATAACTTATACTCATTTATTATATTTATTCTATATATATAATTCAAGTAATTTTTTTTTTTCTATAAAACAGACAATATGGCGTATTTCCACTAATTATATTATCATTAACTAAAATTTCAGTTACTTGTGTATCATTAAAGTTATACCATTTCCCATTGGAGGTTCTTATTGTAGCACTATAATGCCCGCCATCGATTTGTCCATGGTGGTTACAAATAGCATAAAGGTCATATATGTATGTTTCTTTTGCATATCCTTCTACATATTTTGAAAAGTCGACATTATTAATTGGAATATCAATAAACTGTTGATTTTTTTTACTTTTTCCATTCATAGAAGTTATAAATCGCTTAATATCAATTATCATTATATTTGGAAGACTCCAAAACAATAATCTTTTATTAACATTCTGTTTTTTATTCTCTTTTTCATTAAACCACGCATTATCTCCTTCTAACATCTCACACTCACATTGTTTATTAAAACAGTCAAAAAGTGTTACGTTTTTATCAATATTTCTGATATTTACTTCTTCTTTTGATGGTATTGGGATATGTATCAACATGTATGGTTCGGGGCGTAAACTCAGGTAGTTTAAATCTTCGGAGTTATCAGTTACCATTTTATTTTTTTCAATTACAGGTGTTAATACTGACACATGTATTCCAAAAAATATATTTAAAAACTCGGAATAGTCTTTTGTATATTGTGTTTTCATCATTTCATAACATGCCTTCCCCATTTCATCTTTTTTTGTTTTTATATTTCCCTTAATGTCCATAATAACTTCTCGTGTCAACGCACTATGAAATGAGTCGAACAAAAATAATAGAAACTCTGGTAAATCATTTTGAGACCATCCTGTAAATAAATCGCGATTTGTAATTTTCGCAATACGTTGTACCGTGTTTATAAAGCGTCCGGGAGAAATAACACAGTTTTGACTCCACATCAACTTGCGAAGGTCATCCCATTCTACTAAAAGAACAGACTCCGGTTTATTATTTAAATGTTTTTTATATTCTCCATCTCCCTTTGATAAAAAATCGTTTAACTCATATGTATGTGAGAGACACTGTATACATGCATTTATAAAACATGTATTCCCTAAATTTGCTAGACCAGTTATGCCTTTGTCATTATATTCAATAAATCTATTTTGTGATTGAGGTTTTTCTTCTGTCATGTTAAGTGTTCAGGTAATAGATAAAGTTATATTTAAGTAATTGGGGTATATATTATTAAAGTGAGTAGTATTTAATATTTAAACACATTTATTATTTAAACATATTTAATATAGTTAATTATATAATAACTGAATGTCTGATAGTGAAGAAGGAAACAATATAAATAATACAAGTAATATATCTTTTGATAGTCAAGTAAGAGGCTATAGTCGGAGACATTCTTATTACGACAATGCTTTTAATATGGATTTTGAATATAGTTATCTTGACTTAATGAGTAACTTTGGAACATTTGTTTCGAGAACACACGAAATGTATTCAAGTATGGAAACATGTATATCAAGTATGATTGAAGTGCAAAATGAAAGAAGGATATCGGTTAATAGAAGACGTGAACATGCGCGAAATAATCGACGGGTACATGAACAGCAGCACTTAGTTGCTGATAATGATGATTCTCATGATACTCATGATGCATCGACAAATGATGAAGGTGTAGTAGATAATTCAGGCAATGAGATTAGAACAAATCGTACTCATTCTAATCCTATTACTAGAGATTCAAGAGATTCAAGAGATTCGAGAGATTCGATAGAAATGAATAATAATTCAAGAACTACGACAGGAACAGGAACTGTTGCAGGAACAGGTGCAACAAGAAGACCACTTTTTGATATAGGTAGTGTTATTTATTCTATACCTAGAACCGTTTTATTAAATCCTAATACTGAGCCATCGACACTGAGTAGAAGAAGAAGAACAAGAAGTGGAGGGTTAACTATTTCTGAAATAGAAGAAAATACTGAAATAATGACGTATGGTTCAATTCCTTCCAATTATATTTTAAATACAGAATGTCCTATTACAAGAGAAACTTTTACACCTGAATCGGTAGTGTTAACTTTGAAACAATGTAAACACTGTTTTGTACCTTTCCGAATGATGACGTGGCTAGAAACACATTCTACATGTCCTTTATGTAGGGCTAACGTTATAAGAGTAGAAACACCTGAAACAAATACCGCTACAAATGAAACCACAAATAGTAATAACGAAAATGAAACAAATACTGAAACAAATACTGAAACAAATACTACCAGTAGCTCTGATAATGTAGATATATCAAATATATTTAATAATCTTCTTCAAAATAGTAACAATGACTTTAATAACCTGTCAATAGATAATGTAAATGATAACTCAATAATGTTTTCTTTTGATTTACCACCTGGTCAACTAAATGGGCAAAATTCAGAAAATAATCCATTTATTATTCCACAAATTGAAAGGCTTATGGCTAATACAATATCTAGAAATATTTTTAATAATACTACATATATGTCTGGTACAACACACACTGACTCTAATAACTCTAATAATTCTAATAATAATAATAATAATAATAATAATGAACACGATGATGAACATTACCCTGAAGTAGATTAGGATGTATTTAAAATTGAACTATAAAAATTAGATAAATAGAAATACAGCAAACTATAAACCTGTTACGTACCAAATTAAATGCCCAGAAGGTCAAGGTCATTCTTTATGTATCCTGATAACAATGACGATGGTGGTATTAGTGAAGGTATATTTGACTTTGGTGTACTACACAATTTCAATTGTTACTCTATTTTGATAGGATGTACTGACTTAGTGTGGAATATAGTGAAGATAATTCCGCCAATATTATGGTTCTTGTTTACAGCTATATATTCGATGTTCGGTTACTACATGATGTGGGTTACTCTACACTATTCGGCTATTCACTTGTATCCCATATATTGTGCACCACTTACTATAACAGGATTCATCCTCTCCCCGTTCATGGTTTCAGCTCCACACTGTGTTGCGATGCGATGGTTAGTTACTCAAGGTGCAAATGTAATTATTACAATGTGGGTTGCTATCGGAGCATACGCTATTCAACTAATGTTAAGAAGGCCGAATAATGTATAGAAATTGCTAATATTGTCCGTTGTTAGTGTAAAAATAATATACTTTGAATATATAGTATATTATTTTTATTTATTTTCTATTTGACAATATGTGGTTTAATGAATCCGACATATTAAAACATTTCAAGTCTTTTTCTCTAATAGAGTTAAAAGATTTAAATGGTTACGTACTTCCTCATGCTGGAACAGAATATACAGGGCAAATTATTGCACATACAATGCGCTTTAAGCCTACCAAAAAGTTTTCAAAAGTATATATTCTTTTTTATCCTGCAAACCCCACCGATACCGAAAAAACAGCACACGAATATGAGGTACCCTACAAATCATGTTTAACTGTTTTCGAAAAAATATGGAAAATAAATACGCAAAATATAACATTCATACCTTATAATATTGTAACAAAAACACTACCAAGTCTTTCAGCAGAAGAATACAAAAAATCTCTTGTAATAGTATCCGCCGATTTTTCCCATTTTCTAGATTTACAGACAGCATACGAGGCTGAGAACTGTGCTGCAAATTCGATTCTTCATAATGCTCTCGGCGGTAGCGAAGATTCTAGCCCTCCCATAAAGTGTACTGATATTATAGACCATCGCGATACTTTTGTGCGCTTATATTCTTTTTTACCGTCTAATGTGCATCCTATTCTTCAATGGGTTGGGCGAACACGAAGTCCAGGTAAAAAAGGAGTAGGTTATTTATCATTTTTAATACGCAATGAACATACTGTTGTGAACAGTAAACTTCCTGATGGAATGTTTGTTACATGTTATGATGCGAATATGACAGCTCGTGAGTGTTTAGGGAAATGGTTTGATGTAGTAACGGGAGATATAGGAGATATAGGAGATACCAGGACTAGAGGTGCTACAGATGCGAGAGATTTGACGAAATTCAAAAATAAAAAATGGTCTAAAAAGAAAGAAGAAGAACTTATTGCAGATGTTGTTAGAGCAGGAAAAAGTATGAGCCGTCTTACCGGAGGACGTAACATAAATGTGCCGATAAAATATTGTACGGTTACTTATTTATATAGTGATAATAGCACACCGCCTGAAAAATTTATACGCGGATGGAACGGACTTCTCACAAAAGCATTCTATTTACCAGATGTATTTTTAGAGAATACATTTGATAATGGGCAATGGATTAAACCAGGGGATAATGACTGGCCACAAGATTATAATTTTAAACTTGACGATACTCTAGCTAGTCTAGATAGAAAAGCAGGCGTGCCTGTAGGAACAAGTAGTCTTGGAGAAAAAAAATTATATACAAGTGCGCTTCGTTATGTTAGGGTCTAAATGAGTACACTATGTCTTTTTTAAGAAACTCATTATATTCTGATTCCCTTTCGTCGAATTATCTATCTCTATCAAGTACTCATCAAACAGGATTTTTTTCACTTCCTTGTTTCGTATATCCGCTATTTTTTTCCTTATCTTTTCGTCACTTGACTCATCCTTCAACTTATCAATCCAGCCATCAATCGAACGCTTCAATCCAGGCACTTGTCTCTTATAACTCGGAATATTTTCTAACACCAGTGCGAACACCTGCTGTATCGGTTTCATAATCTGATTCGTTATATAGAATGCATAATTCGGTTTAATTTTATTCGCTTGAATATAGTCCGGATGTTCAATTCTTTCGCCCTGTAGCGCCTTCTTATCAGGATTTTGTATATATACAAATGGGATACGGTCTCCTATACTTGGTTTATTACCTGGGTCACGCTTACCCATGCGGTCGGCCAATACTTTATGTGCGATTTGTGCCGGATTTTTATAGCCACTTCGCAGCGACTTTGAGATGATAAGTTTATCCATTGGAACCTTCTCATCTACTAAATTTTGTAAAGACGCTTTTAGAAACTTAATTGCCGTCTCGACATTTTGCTCCTTCATCAGAATATCGATTACGCCTCCATATATGTCTTTAACGATTGGCGCATTATCGCGGCGCTTCAAAACAATCCCCATACTTTTGCGTTTCGGTTTTTCCGGCTTGTCTTCATATAACATCCCAATATATCGCTTCTTAGAAAGCAGACAAAACGGCATCAGCGTCTTCTCATATACCCATGCATGCGGCGACTTCAAGAACTTTGTAGCAAGATTGCCCACCTCTTTTGCAAACTCGATTGTAATTTCAAGAGCATCTTTTCCACGTATCGGGATTCCATCAGATGTAGCGAGATTAAATGTAAAGAATACAGAATCCGTGTTATGAACTATAATATTACCAATTCCTGCCGCAAAATGATGATTTTCAGTTGTAAGATCGTATACATATTCTCCATCAGGATATGAAATTTCATGGATTTTTTTAACAAGATTTTTATTTGTTTCATGATTCGCATTCTTCGCCACTTTTATTACATAATTCGATGTTTTATCTTCAATATTATAATCCAATGAAAGTGTATGTCCATGAAACCTACTGAGTTCATCCCATTTAAGTGCTGCCTTATATTGGGATGTCGGAACCACGACCTTAGCCCCTATATTTATTCTGACATTATCAGGATGTTTATATGTATCGTGTTCAAAATGTAACAACTCTGTCTTATTCTTAACAACATCATTGGGAGATATTTCGTTACCATTTATGTCTACAAGCGAATGGTCATCTGTTACGTCTACTAATCCTGTATGAGTTAAAACTCGAATCATTTTTTTATGAGGCGCCAACCTATGACGAATAATTCTATTAAGTTTCGTCCATCCTTTATCTGACCACGTTTCGATATTCATTGACGGAATCATCTCACAATATTCTTTTCCTTCTTTACCTTCCTCTTTGCTATAAACCCATCCATTTTTATCTCCATATAACTGTGCTAACTCATCTATCTTTATGATATTCATTTGTCCACCATTCTCTCTAATATATATCGGTGTGTAATTCGCAACACTGTCACCATATATGTACTCAGCTTTTGTATTTACAAAACCGAATTTCTTCGACTCCACTTTTGCATCCCCATATACTTCCTCTACAATCCTTTTACCATATGTTAGCAGTTTACGACCTGTTGCCGTCGTTGATGCCGCAATATCCACATCATAAAATGTACTCGTCTTTGCTCCACATTGTCCGTAGAGTGAATTCGCCGTTACTTTATAACCAAGTTGCCGTTTATCTAAAATATTCGCCATAAAGGGGTCATCGGTTGCTTCCGCTAGTTTACGCGTAGCTTTGCGGGCGGCGAGTAATTCTTCGAGCACTGTCGGCATGATTGCTTTAACACCGTCTTTTGGTTGTGCAAATCGGCAAATTTTAGTACCATTTAGTGTTTTAATAGCACGTCCACGTTGATTCGGAACCCATTTATATGTATCATATGTTACATCCACATATTCGTATCCATCCATATTGTCGAATATATAGTTACCAGACGGGTCTTTTATTCCTGTTTCGCGAACCAGTTGCCCAGCCAAGTCGAATTCCTTCGTCCATACTTTGCTGTCATGTGACAAATTCTCGCTAATCATTGATGATGGATATAGAGATGAGTAGTCAAGACATGCTACAGGATTGTCTAAGTACAGGTTACACTTCGGTGGAAGACAGATTGCACCTTCATAACTTTCATTTCCGAAAGACCTTTCAATCACAGGCATAAGTGTGCGTTTCTCGCGACATTTTTTCGCAATAAAACTTGTAAGCTTAATGCTTTGTCCGCGCAGTACAAGGAAACTAATAGGCACACTACAAATCTTCGCCATCTCAATATATCCAGTCATGACATCGATTTTATTCATAAGATGATGAACCAAGTTACAATCCTGAATACAGTATTTCGCAATAATCGCGCGCTCCGCCGGCCCTTCATTTGTCATTCTGAAAATATCCTGTGGAGTTACATCGTCCTTGGCTAAACCCCAGCGCACAGATTTCGTCATATCCGGCATCTCATGTCCCTCGATTTCAAATGTTCGCTCAGCAAGATTCACGTTTGCGACCTTGAATTTTGCTCCATCCTTGTATGTGTCCGTCGAGTGACTGGATTCTTCGAAATGTATATAGTTGCCGTTCTCAAGTCCCATCAGATTTGAGCTGTTTATTTTTGTATTACCGCTAGGAAGATGTTCTAGTTTTTTCACACCGTCTCCAATAAAGTACCCAGCACAGTAATCCAGTTTATATGATGTAAGATTGAAATCACGACGGAAATAGTTGTACAAGTCGATTTGAAGTCGTCCTTTCATTTCAATATATCTCAAATCATGTTGACCACTAGCAATAACAATACTGCTTTCCTTAATTCCAATCTTGCCCGTATTATAGTCACGTGCCCCGCAAAACTCGCCCTTATTTCTCGACAATTTAAGGAATTCATTTTCGCACGAGTTTTCAAGTGAACGGCGAAACATAAACTCAAAATCAAAACCACAAATATTGTAACCGATTATAATATCCGGATTCTCACGCTGGATGATATCTGTCCATGCAAGCAGCAATTCGCGCTCGGTTTTACATGTCTGTATATCCGAATTTGTGACCTCATCTTTCAATGTGTCGCATGTATTGAGAACGATACAGTGGTTGAGATAGGGTCGCTTTTCGCCATACGTGAGGAATGTCGAGCCAATAAATGTGACTTTGTCTCCTTCTACTGGTGGAAATATTTCTTGCAGTGATACATTTAACTTATTAATTTTTGTTTCGCGGTCCATTTTGTCGACCAACGACGTAATCAGGTGAACAACGGTTTCTTTTTGAATAGGTGTCGGCGGTGTTGCTTTTGTGGTTTTTGACTTCCCCGATTTTGTAGCCTTTTGAGAAGATGATGATGATGGCGATGATGTCTTGACTCCTGCATACGCCATAAGCAAATCATTCGCATTTTTATCTTCTTCATCCTTTTCGTTGTAACCATCTTCTTCATCTTCAATATCTATATATTTTTCTTCTATGTCTATGTCAGCATCTTCACCATCGCCATCGACGTCGACATCTTCGCCATTATCATCTTCATCGTGTGCTTTGTTACTCTCGGCGATTTTTTCAAACATTTTCTCAATTGTATTGCTTTCCTTTAATGCTTCATTCATTTTAATATCCGGAATATGAAATGAAACCCATACATCAAATAATGTAGCAAGTCGCTGTTCTGATACTTTAATCTTTGTGTATATGCGGTCAACATCAGGGTGTGCAGGCATTCCATATCCAAATGCTGTATATACGAGTTGTTTCAAAAGTGCCGGAGTAATATGTTCCATAGCTTCTACACTTGATGTCACTCCCGCATTTCGACAAATAGCGTCACAAACATCAACAATATTTGTAGCAAATTTCTTATATGTCTTGATTGGAATTGGGAAATCTCCGTGACTACTACTTGCTTCAATATCAAAACTACATATTTTGTAGGGTACAATCGTTTCCTTGGTATTTAGAGGAACAATATCTGTAGACGCAATTTCGTATTCATATGTACAAGTCGTCGTTTTCAGTGTCCCGCGCGTTTGTTTCGCTTTCTTCGCCTCGAACCCAATCCAACCCGACGGGCTTATATCATGAACGTGAAAGAATCGCAAAATAGGCGGAATATTTGATTCGTATATTTCGGTTCTTGTATTGAAATAGGGATACCCATCGCGCTTCAAAACTTGCTTTCCATCTTTACCGTTTTTAAACCACATATTCTTTACTTTATTCATTGTCGCCACATTTTTGAATTTTATTAGAATAAATTTGTGTTCCTTTCCGCCATCAAAACCGTACAACTTTTTCCTCCTTATTAACTTCGACTCGACATCAAGAATAGAATTCTCATAAAATCTACCGACTTTCTCTTTTAAATGTGAAATAAAAGCTCCCTTTTGAGGTATAGACCATTCGTCACCGACTTTGATATAGAAGAATGGCTGATAGTCGCGAACAAATATTGCACATGTTTCGCCTTTTTCATTTAGACCAAACATTTGAATTGTTGTGAACTTTTCATCTTTTTTATATTTCTTTTTTCCATTATTGGCTCCATCATCACCCCCATCATCGTCTTCGTTTCGTCTCCGCGATTCTTCTTCATTGTCGGCGCCATCATCGGCATCTTCTTCTTTTTCGCGTTTTTCATCAAATATATTGAAGTCTAGCAAACGAAAGGATGTATCATATTTTGGGGTAGTTGTAGTTGTAGGTGTAGATGTTTGTGCTGGAACGCTTGTTGACATTGTATTTTTGTTTGCGGTGTAATGATTGTGTACCTTGATGGTTGTTCTGTTTATATATATCAAGCTATGTTTATTATGTTTATCAATTTTTATAATAACCGAAAATCGCGGATATTATAAAATAAATACAAGTACACTTAACTATATTGAAGTCTACACTCTAGCATTTGCAACCACGGCATCGTTTAGTGCAGCAGAATCTTTTACCTGTGCAGCAAGGGCATGTAGAACGCTTGCATCCTCCGGGACACTTGCAAGCGCGTTTGCGTCCATGTCCACGCATTTTACGTGTTCCACTGCGACGATGACGACGCGTATGTTTGTGTCTTCTAGTTCCACCGCCAGTCTGAATAGGTAAATTAGAACCACTACAACTACCTCCACCCGTTTGCATACCCCCACCAGTAGTACATCCACAACTCATTTTATATTTTTTATATAGTATAGCTATATTAAAATATAAATATTTTGCTAAACATTAGATAAAATATTCATACTATTTCATCGCCTTTTTCTACTATGAATTTTACGTAATTTACGTTTATATTTTTTACGCGTTCCACTAGCTCCACCTCCTTGCCGTTTAGTTCCTTCTTGTCCTTTTTCTTTTTCTTTTTCTTTTCCTTTTCCTTTTCCTCTAGCTTTTGGTGACAGAGATTTTGATTCAAATTTTTCAAACTTTGGTGTCAGTGGTTTTCTTCCTTTTGGTGATTTTGAAGATGAAGATGACAACGACGGTTTTTTTCTTGCGCGTGCACCTACACCTGTTCCTCTTCCTAAAGGAGACAACCGTGGAGAAACAGATTTTGCTTCTAGTCTTTGTTCTTCCTCAAATGCTAATATTTCATTTGGTGATAATGAAACAGGAGAAATAGAAGATATAGAAGAAGAAGATGAAAGTGGTGACTCGGGTTTTTTAGCATTTCCTGCTACATCTCCTTTTTCTTTTTCTTTTTGTTTTTTTAGTCTTTTTTCTAATTTTTTTTTAAGTTTTTTTTCGTCTTCTTTTCTTTTTACTAACTTTGTAATATCAAGAGCCTTCATTCCACTATCATCTGGAACTACTTGTGTTTGTTGAGGCGGTTGTGCTACATGTGCAGGATGCATACTTTCTGGTCCTCTTGCTCCAGGTGGAACTACTAATATATCACGTTTCGGAGAAACAGAATGTTCTATTCTTGGTTCTTTTTTATTAGACATATATAATAATAAAATAATAATAAAATAATAATAAAATATTTTAGTAATATATAAATAAATAAAAATGCTTACACTTAAGGATTTGTCTATGGGAATTAAAGTTATTGGTATTTTATACCTTTTTTATCTTCAGTACACGAATATGGTAAGTATCCCAATGTCTATTGTTGTTCTCATTGCGTTAGGTTCGTTGGGTTCAGCATTAGCATGTAAATCAAAGATGAATGAAGGGTATTTTTATCATAGATACTACAATTACGCGGTTGCTTTAGCTGGTGTTGTTGTAATTATGAAAGAATATATGTAAACACATTAAACACATTATTTTAGCCATGCAATGATACGTCGATTTATACTAGACAATAAATAATATAATATTTTATAATTTATATAAGTTATATAATTTATATAATGAAGTTAAAAGATTTTGGAATAATAATTCGAACAATTGGTATTATTTGTTTATTTTTATTACTAATACAAAAGAAAGTAACTATTCCTTTGTATATCGTTGTACTGATTACTATAGGATATTTATCTTCTGCTATTTCCTGTAGTGCTAAGTTATTTTCTCCTTCAGTGGAACACCATAAAATAGTTCACTACTTTATTGCATTTTTAGGAATAATTGTTATTCTAAAGTATTACTCCGTCTTATAACAAGTTAACAAACGTGCCGATGGGTCCTTCTCTTCACAAAATGGATGTCGCCAGAAGTAGGGGATTGTTTTTTCGCAAACAGGATAGAACTTCTCGAAGATAGTTCTATAATAGAAACTCTCCTTGTCATAGGGTGCGTTACATACATGCGTGTATTCTATAAATTCTTTATATTTATTGTACTCTTCATTTGTTACTTTAGTGTCAATATAATCTCGGATAATTTGGAACCAACTTCTTTCATGTCCACTTACGCCATCACTAAAAGCTTCCTTTCTGCGCCATAGAATATCATCGGGCAACAATCCGCTAAACGCCTTCCTAAATATATATTTCTCAATTCGCGCATCATCGAACATCTTATATCGAGGCGGAATACCCATAACATATTGTAAAAACTTCTTATCAGCAAAAGGTACACGTGCTTCCAGGCCTGCACCACTAATGCTCTTATCGGAACGCAACAAGTCGAAATAACAAACATCGCGAACCATACGCTCATTTTCGCGTTTAAAATCTTCCTCAGTTTGCGCCTTCATAAACCCACGATATGACCCGAAAATCTCATCCGACATATCTCCACAGTAAATAACACAGTCTTCTGTAGTGGCGGCAATATACTTACTTACCAAGTAGTTTGGAACCGACGCGCGAACAGATGTCGTATCATAGCTCTCGATTTGTTGAATTGTTTCTTCGATAGCTCCCAAAAATTCCTCCTCTGTAAGACAAACTTCGTGATGATTTGTTCCTAAATATTCCGCCACTTTTCGCGCCCATACTAAATCCGTTGACCCCTTCAGACCGATGCTATATGTATTCAAATCTTTTGCAGGCATATGGCGACACATAATTGCGACGACGGATGAACTATCCAGCCCTCCCGAAAGAAGCGCACCTACTTTGCGATCACTCATAAGGCGTTTCACGACTGCTTCTTCGAACAATGTGGCGATATTTTTACAAATGTTTTCTTCGGTATCCTCTACAGTAGGGTAGTTGTACATTCGTACGGTTTGTCCAGTCAAAATATCATGCGTAATATACACATTTTCATAGTAACTATAAAAATTAAAAAAAGGAGTATTTGCTGCATCGAAATTAGTTTTAGAATATACTGCATAACAACCAGGTGGAAATTGTTTAGTATTTGGTCTAAAACATTCGTTAATCCCTTTAAGCTCACTTGAAATAATCATGGAGTTACTATATGTATAATCGTGTCCCGAAATAAAAAGTGAACGTACACCTACAGGGTCACGAGCTACGTATGTAGTTTCTGTTTCATAGTCATGCAAAACAAATGCGAATACACCATCAAGGCGACGCAACATATCGCGGATACCAATTTTTTTATACAGGTGAATAATAATTTCGCAATCGGATTGACTTTTGTATTCTTCCTCGAGTTGGAATTCCTTTATAAGATCGCGAAAGTTGTAGATTTCTCCATTACAAATAAGACGGCAATTTTTAATAAAAAATGGCTGATTGCTTTCGGGTGTTTGTCCATTAATTGCAAGACGATGGAAGCCCCAAAAACACGCATAGTTTTTCGAAAATTGTCTATCATTTAGAAAAATACTATTGTCAGGACCACGATGCGAAATTTTGCTGAAATCATGTTGATATGTTTTAATATTTTCTAGTAGAGATTTTTTATATTTTTCAAGTGTTCCATTTCTTAAAAAATTTTGAACGAAAAATATACCACACATTGTACGTAAAAGAATAGGTATTAGTTAGATATAAGAGTATATATTATTATTTATTATCTTTAACCCATTTTTTAAAATATTATAACAAAATATAATATAGTAATATACTAATATTAGTAAATATAGTATAATAGTATGGATTCTGTTTCCCAAGTATATGATAAACCCCAAATGTATGGTGTTCCGAATAAGTTATATTTGTGTCAGTTTGAAAGACAAAATGAAATAAATGATAGAATATCATCAAGAAATATTCCATCTGCACCGCTGCAACCTTTTTATTATCAGGTGCCTGTATCTACAAAGTACGGTTATATGCCTATTTTAGACCAAAGTAAGCCCACTACTGTACCTCTTAATAATTATCCCACTTATAATCCTCATACCACATTTAACCCTGGAAATAATATGGCGCCTTGGTCTGGTTTTGCTAACAACGTAAATGTTGAGTCTACGCTGCGTAGTCAGTTTTTTGCATTACAGGATTGCGAACAGTCTCAATATGTTCCTTCGTCAAACAGCGACCTTTATAATGTGTATGTTCCTCCCAGACCCGTAAAACAACCTTATCCAGATTTATTTAAAAAGGAAATCTTTGAACATTGTAATCCAAATCCTAATAATTTAGGGAATAATTTTTTTAATAATAGTACACGAAATGAGAATAAAGATATTGTACCCGAAGAGGAGAAACAATTCTATACTAATTAACAAGCATGTTTTTTATTTTTATTATATATTATTTTATAACATAAGTCGTGTTTAAAATAATATTATTTTATATGTGTTCATCTTAAATGGAAAATAATGATAAACCAAATATAGAGACTATAGTAACAGAGATAACGACAACGACAAATGCAACAACAACGACAAATACTAATACTAATACTAATACTAATATGAATAAAATAGACAATATTAACTATATTACTCTTGAAATTATGGCGAATTCTGATACATATAATAAGTATCTAAAAAGGAATAATTTAGAGCATGATACAGTCCTCAAGGGAGATAAACGGTTTTATAGAAAACGTATTGCCGCAATGGCGAAAGATATTTTGAATAATAATGTTAATAATAATAGCGACAGTCCTATAAATGATGTTATAATAAATGCTTTTAACACATTTGCACGTTTATGTATATCGCATTTTAAATTTAAAGACACCATGGATAATATCCAGGGGGACTATAAAGATATGGTTTTAGTAGATACCTGCGGTGGTGTGTCGGCTGTAGATAATGTAGAAGGGTGGTCCATTGATGAAGCAAATAAGTTGTTTATGAAACAAGTAGATAAGAAAGTTATAACAATGGATAATTTTGTTACAAAAACTTCACCACCACAAGATGAAATGATAATACCCAAAACGAAGGAACTTAATTTGAAAGACCCGAAGTACAAAAAGAAAGATATTAAAAAGGGTTTTACAAAAAATCATATAAGTAATGGTGTAAAATGGGCGGATACTAATGAAGTAATAGAAGTTAAGGTAACTAAAAGTGAAAATAGTAGTATTTAATTTTTATTTAATAATTAATTTTTTTAATTATAGTGAAATAATATATACACAACTACACAAATACATAGTTAGACAAATACATAACAATGAAAACAAAAAAAATGGAGAATATTCTACAATTTGTAGATAAAAATATGAAATTTAAGTCTGAAGTTAGAGGCAGACGGAGTGTAACGTCTAAAAGAACATACATGTCAAAAACATTAAAAAACAAGAGTAAACAGAATGGAAATCGAATAAATCGAATAAATAGAAACATAAACAGAGTAAATATAAATAAAAAAATAGAAAAAGGAGCACCTGTTGTAGAAAAACACCCAGATGGATTTATAAAATTAAAGTGTAGTCCAAAACTACAAGAAAATGATTTTACGTGTTATAGCAATGATTCATTAATAAAGCTTAAAGAGTTATGGAATGCTCGTCACCCTGATGTGATGATAACAACAAATGATCCACGCGAGATTTGGGAGGAATTGAAGAGACATTTGAAAAGTGTATGTAATAAAGAATCGTGCTGGTTAAAACAGAATTTTGCTTCATCAGGAGTAGATAAAGAAATGTTGAACTATACATTTGCACCAAAAAGTCCTGATGATTGGAAGAAAAATCCCAACGAGTGGTTAAACAGTATTGATATTGAAAATGTTATGAAACAGTATGAGAAAGAATTTCCTTATTTCGATTTTATAGGAGCAGCGCCTATAGATTTTGACTCTCCCAAAATGTATGGCGAATGTGTATGGGAAGAATTGTGTCATTTTGATTTAAACATATCAATAAGAAATGGTAGGAATAAAATCGGATTTGTTTTTAACACTGACCCACATTATTTGTCAGGGTCGCATTGGATATCTATGTTTGTAAATATAAAACAGAAATATATATTCTTTTTTGACAGCACAGGTAATCCCCCACCCAAAGAAGTTAAAAAATTAATTAAAAAAATTATAGAACAAGGAAAAGTTGCCGGAATAGACTTTCGTTATATAGAAAATAAAAAACACCACCAGAGAAAGCCTACCGAATGTGGAGTATATTCTCTTTTTATGATTATTAACTTATTGAAAGAAAATAAAAAGCCTGAAGATTTTCTTACAAATACTTTCCCCGATGAAGAAATGCAGAAGTTCCGTAACCAGTATTTCAATAGTGAATTGTAAAATTTGGTGGTTTTATTTATATTGTTAAGCCAGGTCTAAGTTTACTATACTTGTACAGTTTTCTATTACACGATTTTTAGATGACCATTTGTAAAAATGATACATATTTAAATCAGTTATATAAGTTAATGAACTATAAAAATCATATCCCACTTGATGTACGCCAATTGTATTTATAGATGATACTTTATAAATATTTTTACTTCTTTTGAGATACTCTATTGGTTCAGATACGGCCAAGAAATTTTTAGGTAAATATGGTGTACTCGGAATACTATCATCAATCGTATTTGCCCAAAAATTACAAAATCCAAAAATGTCAATATCAGGTTTATTTTTTATAAACTGTTTTAGAGTATTGTCGCTATACTGCGTAAGGTTGGGTGCAGTAGACTCAATAAACTTATTTTTTGGAATGTGTAGATACTCGTCCAAGTCGCAAAAAATCATATAGTTATATATATCCTTTCCATATTTGTATAGAGCATGGTGCATCTGACCCATTTGTGCATGGTGATCATATTTGAATCCACGAGGATTCCAATAGTGATAATTCCATTCAACTAGAGTAACATCTGGTTTATCAAATATTTTGCTTATTTCTGGTGTAATAAGTCCGTTATAATACATGTAAAAATGTTGAACCCCTTGTTCTTTATAGTAGTTATAAAATAACGGAAACAAATGGTAGTCATCTTTAAATAATGTTGTTAACGCTAAGAAGTTATTATTATTTTTAGTTATATTAGGATGGGTACACATGTGTTGCAGTTCGTATGATTTTATCATATTATTAACAAGACTAATATTTACTTTTATAATAGTATTAGGTGGGCTTATGTATTCGTATATATATATTAAAATGGGTTCATTCGAATCTTTTACGTGACTCTTAGATAATTTTAGTATTTTATTATTTATATTTACCGTTATGTGTTCAGATAATGCGGGTGCATTGTAAATAGGCATTATCAGATATATGTTATTGTTTTTATAAAAAATATCGAAAAATAGCAACTTTGTGTTATTAACCGAAAAATACTGAGGTTTGTATGGTTTTTGAATTACTGCTTTTGTATTTTTTATAGGTAACATTATTAATATTGCTATTGCTATTACTATTATTATTTAAAATATTTTTAAACATATTTTTAAACATATTTTTAAAATGAATAATACTATAATTTTTATTACCCACTAACAAAATTATGTAATATAGATACTGTATTTGGTGGTTCATGAAATATATATTTTGAAGGAACATAAACATTTAGTCTGTCTTCTATGTGCATACACGATAATAAATCATCAGCAGGAATATTTATAGAGTCTTTAGTATAATGTAATATTTTTTCAGCGCCATTTTTTGATACAATATAAGCTGTGAGTCTGTTAAAATATTCTTTATGAATAGTATTCCAAAATTCGTTTATTTTATTATTAAGTATAAATGGGTTCCAATCAGATTTAGAAACATGACATACATCAAAGTCACTAGGTATACTAACTAAACAACTATAAGCATATTCTAAACTTTCAAGAAATTCTACATCGTCTTCAAAAATTAAATACTTACCTACATGCTTCTCTTTCAATAATGATTTGTATATATTGATATGTGACCATGCACACCCTAACTCCCCTAGTGTCATAAATTGTTTGTTAGCTCTTATAGAATAATCATAATACTTTGATTCATTTTTATGTTCTAACCGATATAGATATGGATGTTCCATTTTTACAACTTTTATATCTTCTCCATTAACTCCATAAAATAAATTACACTGTAATCCAATTTGAGAAAGTTTATTTATTAAATCATACACTTTGTTCATTCGATGTGAGTATTTTTCCAGTGTTAATATAACTACTTTTATATCTGTAAATTTAGTAGTTTTAACATCGTATAAAATTGTATTTTGTATGGGCATCTTAAAGCATCCATTTTTTCTATCCTCTATTTCGAAAAAATTATAGTTAGGCATGTATATCTTTTCTAATGATTTCGAAAAATATGCAGCTGTCCAACATAATGTGCTCATTGAGCTTACTATTGTTTTTGCTTGTTTCATAATATTATAGTCTGTTAACATGTCGTTTGACTCTACTGTTGGAATAGGTATATTATTTTTTTTAAACCACTCTATTACCGTATTTAAATATTCTATATCTGCATCACTCGTTGGTGTTTCAATAACAATAGCCGTTTTGTTGTAAAATATATCCTTTATATTATCAAGCAGTCGCAATAAATATTCCGTCTCTATAAAGTCGGGTCTACCATTAAAATCACCCAGGCGTATATGTATAACATTTTCATATATTTTTGAAGAATCTAATATCATCTCATCTATAATGTATTTTGTTAAATATATTTCATCATCTGTTCTAATTTGATGAACATTTTTATTTTGTTCTACAAACTCTAAAATATAACTCTTGTTTTGTAAATAAATATGGTCATATTGAAAATAACCATGTAAAGATATATTTCTATTGTCTGGTAATTTTGAAATATCTGTATTCATATATTTAAAATAGTTGTCTTCATTTATTATTTTTGTATTTTTTACGTTTGTTTCTTCGTTTGTTTCTTCATTTGTATAAGGGGTCGTAACTAATTTTGAAAAGTCTGTGTCAAGTATATACTTAAAATTATTATTCTCTTTTTGTAACATTACATAGGCCATGTATCTAAAAATTGCGTTCCCAAATCTTCCAGATTGGTTAAATATAATGTAGTTATTTTCCATATAATCTGGTATAGTAATAGATAAACAAAATATATTTAATTATATTTTGTTTATAATGTTTTAATGTTTTAATATTTTAATCTTTTAATGTTTTAATATTTTAATGTTTTAATGTTTTAATATTTTAATCTTTTAATGTTTTATATGAATTGAAGTTGTTAATATTTTTTATAACCAACTTATAACTCCAAGACACTCCCATTAAATATATTATAAATAACATTATACACATGCTTGCCTTTTGTTCCAATATTTCATCTATAATTTCGTAAGAAAATACTAAAATTCTAATTATTCTATAATATGAATACCATATAAGCTGTATAAAATCTGTAGCATATATTAGTTTATAGTTTTTGTGTTCTTTATGTATATGGTAAGAAATATATAACATCATATTTGACATTTCAAAAATATAATATCCATTAAGTATTGATAAGAAGTATACATTGTATAAAGAACTGTGTAATATTGTAATCGTTATTATATGATGAATAAAATAAGGAAGTTGCTGCCCCATTTTATCTTTAAATTTTAAAACAGTTGTAAACAAATAAATTAAATCATATATATAAAATCCTATACTTATGTGTGTTACATAAACCATATCATTGCTATAATTGTGATATAGTATAAAAATAAGCCCGTGAATAAAATGTATAATATTTTTACTTACTTCTTCTTTCTTATATTTTAATAGCTCTAAAAACAATAAGTGACATGACATTACTACTGGGATGATATATCCTATGTTGAACATTATAGGTTTTTGATATAACAGTATGCTACTATGTTATGGAACGCGTATATGATTTGTGTATGTGGTACATAGATATGATTTTATGTGTTTATATTAGTTTTAAAAATAATAAAACGCAAATGATATTAGATATTATTATGTGAAAAATATATTAAATATTTTATATATAGTATAATTATAAATATAAAAATAATATATTAACTATTTAAAATGTCATTTGCAGATTTTACAAAAAATGAAAACAAAAGCATTATATGGGGACTTTTACAAGAAGGAGGCATTTTTAATGATATTCCAAATAATTATTTTGATAATATAAAACGACTTTTTGAATCATCTATTTTATCTATGAAGTCAGAGTTTGATATTTTTTTCGATAAAAATGATGAAGGTGATGACGACTATGACAAAAAGGCATCGGAGATGATAGTTAATAGTAATAAGGCAGTAATTAAAAAAATGATAAATGAGCTGGGAAAATTTAAAAAACCTCGACTGCAACAACAACAACAACAGTCACAAGAACAACAACAGTCACAACAAGTTCATCATTCGGTGCAACCAACTGCAAACACATTACCAATTCCGCCTAGGTATGGTATGACACCCGAGTCATCTAAAAGTATAGACTCGAGAGGTATTGGTAAAAAACCAAAAATAGAGGAAATATATAGAGCAGATGATTTACAGAACCATCGTATGTCTGAATTAGAGGTTCGTTTAAAAGAAAAACAGGAAGAAATGGATAGCATGTTGAATAATAAAAAACCTACAAGTATAGATTTTTCTGATAACAAACTAAATGATAATAAACTAGCCAGTGATGAAATGGAGAAATTATTAGCACATGCCTTGTCATCACGTCAGCGAGAATTGGAACAAATAACAATGAATACAGATAAAGATATTTCAAAAAATGCAGAGGAATGGATAACAGGGTCAAGTGATCCAGTTGCTAATGCTCTAAATGCTTCTATCGCCATAAAACGTTCACATGATATAAAACGCCCAACTGAACAAAATTCTATTATAAGTAAAAAAAATGTATCATTTAATGAAAAAAATAATGAGGAAATTTTGTACGATAAGGACTCAATAAATAGTACAAGCGAAAATACAGTAACGCCTAATGATATTCAAGACAATGACAATAACAAATTGTCGTTCCTTTCTAAACTAAAAAGAACAAATGTTGCTAAATATGGAGAATCAGGAATTGATAGTATACCTTTGGATGATTTTATGACAGATTACGATGGCGATGGTGATGGTGATGGTGATGATGGTATGCAACTTTTTGTAAATGAAAAAACAAGAGATACAATAGACTCGAGAGAATATGTTAAATTAGATGAAAAGATAAATAAAATACAAAACTATATTGAATCTATAAAACAAACTCAGGATAAAATTTTAGAGTTACTTGGAGCAAAGTAGTATAATTTTTAGTACTTAAAATAATATTTATCCAATGTTGAATAAATATTATACAAAACGATTTTCGATTAATCTCACGCACCTGTAACATCTCATGTTTTAGTCATCTTTAGATTTAGCGGAGGGAGCCAAAGAAGCAACTGCTCCAGATACAGGTGCTTTCTTTTTAACATCTGATGACTCTTTCCCTACAGCAACTCCACCTTCGGGCTTTTTGGGGTTTGCTGATGGCGCTGCAGTAGCTGATGCAACACTTGCCGATGATTCAGCCATCGCTGCACTCATTTTAACAAATGTACTTTTACCATCTTTTTCTACTACTTTACCAACTACCAAAGGTTCACCTCCCATATCTTTTGCGGCAAGGTAACTATTATAATCATATACAATGCTTGTTTTCATATCATATGCATAATCAGATTTAACACCATTAAATGTCAATGACATCTTTCTTAACTTTAGTTCTGTTTCCTTTGTATTTTGGGCCATAGATGCGTCAGATTCTTCATTGTCTATGGATGGAGCATAAGAAAACTTGTTGGAATTTACAACGCCAAATGTGAAACATTTTAATTTCTCTTTTGATGCGACATTTCGGTGAATTGAACAGTCAATAGATGCTTCTTTAACCGCCATAAGTAGCTGACGATTGATTTCCTCTTTTATAGTAGATATTTCAAACAATGACTGGTCAGTTGTCAACGGTTTTTTAGCATCACGTTTACTAACATCATTCAACCTAAGCTCAAGAGATGAATCCTCGCTTAACTGTTTCGGTGTAAAACTCATTACGTACAACATCACATGCACTGTTCGTAATTTTTCATCTTTCAAGTCATTATGGCTACATATGCGTCTAGCCCTCCCAATTACTTGCTCTATTCGTACGGGATGCCAGTAAGGCTCCATAATATGAACATAACGAACATTTCGTAAACTAATACCCTCTGCACCTGATGCAGTAATCATAAGAACTTTTATAATTTGTCCCATAAAGTTGTTTGCCGATTTGGGTGATAGTTGTTCTCTGATTGAAACAGGAATATAGTCCCATGTACTATTAAAAACATTTCTTATTATCTCACGCTCCTCATCACTCTCTGTTCCTGTATATAAAGCAAACATGGGCTTACCTTGGTCTTCGTCACTTATATCGCAAACCCAGTTTCCAGAATCATTTTTACGAATTTTAAACCGCGCAAAACCATTTGCTTCGAGAACTAGCGAAAAAATTCCTATACCTTCTAAAGTACGGAACTGACTATACACCAAATTCAATCCTTGGTGGTGGGAGTCTTGTATATTTTCCAACATTGCTAAAAACTTAGGACTATATGTTTGCAACTCTCCTTGTGGTGGTTTTGTGAGAAACTTCATCATACCACTTTTAAGTTGTAATAAAGAAGCGGCAATTCTTTTATCATATGTGGTATCAACTTTTCCTGATATTTCCTGTGCTAACTCTTCTACTTCATCCATTGTATGTTCACCGTTAGGATTTTCCAACCTTTCCGATGCCTTTATCGCATCAACATCCTCTTCATTCGCACCTTCACCAACTGCTCCTTCAATATCCTCATCTTCTTTCGGAAGAGGTCTTTTTATTTCTGTTGGAAATACAAAGTTACAAAATAGTCGTGAAAAAATACGGTATGTAGATACAGCGTCTTCATATATATCATCTCCTTTACCCTCGCCACCTGCACGCGGCTTTTTTCTAGATTTTGATTTCTTTTCTAGATTACGTTCGGCACTGCGCGCCTTTTCATATGCTAAAAATTGGTGGTCGCTCATAGGCACTTCTATTACACGAAAGTCCATATCTTTGTCATACTTAGGCATCAACTGTTCTTGTGCACTACGAAAATATGATGTCAGTCCCAATATTCGGCGCTGAAACATATTTATATTTTTTACCTGTCCTGTTTCAGAGTTAATAAAATAAGAACGAAAAGCATCTAATGAATCAGGCAATGCCTTAAATGTTTCTACTGTTATACTTCCAGGAGACACATTAATGTTACGCGCCTTTAGTGTACCGAGAACCAGTTTCTCAAATTCAGTATCTGACAAATTAGGCGTTTCGCCCTCTGGTGATAATCGCAACACCCCATTATATTGTCCCTTATCGTCTACATTGAAAAATCCGAAAGGATTTCGTGTAACTGTTAATACGTGGGAAGTATCATTATAGTCCATATAGTCAAGTGTATTTAATCCTTCAAACATTTTCATAAGTACTTTCTTATCGACTTTTGACTGTGAGGCTATCTGGAGAGGGAATTTCCATGTTTTAATATAACCCCGCAGTATATTAAAAACAATAGCCATCTCGTTGGGGTAGTTAATAACGGGTGTTCCTGTTAGAAGAATTATCTTCACGTTATCGGCTGTCATTAACATATCATATAGTCTCATTGAAAGTGATGTTGGACGCTTTAGTTTATTTACGATGCGACTAATAAAGTTATGAGCCTCATCTATGATAATTACGTGGTTTGAAAAAGGATTCTGTGTAAAGTCGGCGGACAATGTTTTTAAGTTACTCATTCGCATACCATTATAGTTAATAAATGTATACTTTGCATCTATCATTTGCTCTATTTGATGGTCAAGGCTCTCTTTCTCATCAGAAGATAACGAAACATAGTTTGATGGGTTTTTAACATTTACTAGCCATGCACCACGCATTTTAACAATGAATGTATCTTTTAATTGTAAAATAGCAGCCAGTGTTTGTACCATAGGGTCGGTTTTGTTTAAAATGGGTACAAACTCCCAGAATTGATTTTTCTTATAAATTTCATCCCCGCATTTTTTCATTTCTTCAATATAGTTTCGGCGCAATGAAGCCGGTGTCATTACAATAACATTTTTATATGTTTTTAACCCTTCCGCAATTGCAATAGAAGAGCATGTTTTACCGCTTCCTAACCCGTGGTACAATAATAACCCGCGATATGGTGTATATATATTTAAATAATCGCGAACTATTTTTTGGTGTGTTAAAAGAGAAAATTCAGCATTTGCAGCAGGATCGCATGAAATTTGCTCCTTTTTGCTAGAAATTTCGTCGTGATATGTCAAAAAAAGTTCATTAATAAAGTTAACAAATTTTTGACGGTTATTCATATAGTAATGAGAAGCGGATACACTAGGCAAAGGGCGTCTAGGTAATCGGTTTCCAACTAGTTCGCCCTTTATTTCCATTTTTTCTATTTCTTCGGATACTAATCCCCATATAGGTTTTTCAGTTAAGCGTTTTGATGAAGCTACTGCACCTACGCTACTGGCTATGCCTAATTTTGATGGATCTGTTGATGCAGGTGCAGATGCAGCAGCTCCCATAGTAAGAGAAACATCTTCAACAAGAAATATACGAGATGGTAATTTTCGTATAATAATAATTTGTCTTGTAAGCAAAGAAGTATCTGCTTCGGCAGCTGCAGAGTCAGGTATAAAGGAATGTTTTGGAGATAGTTTACTTCGTTCACCCTGTTCACCCCGTTCACCTTGTTTTTTAGTATAGTCACTAGCTTTTGGTATATGAACCTGTAAATCGCTACGAAGTCTTTCAAATATATTAGCACGACTTACAAGGTCTTTGCTACGACCGTCTATAACACTAACGCCCGGAATAGCTTCGCCTACATCTACACCTACACCTACGCCTGTTTCTCCCTCAACATGTTTAGGAAATGTAACTTTTATTTTTTTTTCTGCTTGCGGTTTTGGTTTTTTGGGTGCTACATTTTCCTCTGGTTTAGACTGTGAAGTGGGAGTAGGTTTCTTTTCTAATCTTTCTAAAATAAATGCTGGTGCTAGTGTTGTTTGAAGCTGGTGTATCATCATTTGTTGTGCATAGTCTACACCTGGTTTTCCACTAGGAAGAATTTGAGGTCCTACATCAGGTGCTTGTAAAACTTGTAATAAATTTTCTCTTGCTCTATCGGATAGTTCATCTTTTTCCGACTTTGCCTTTTGAGAAGCAGCAGCAGCTGCAGATTCAGCAACATTTACCGCTTCATCATCTTCGCCTTCGGCTTGCATATATGGGTCATTAACAACTGCTTGGGATGGTGATGCTGGCGATGCTGATGCAGATGAAGCTACTAGACCTAAACGTTCAGCATAAGAACTAGCTGTACTCTTTAACCTTTGTAACAAGTCTCCTATTTCTTTTGTTTGTTGTGGATCATCGGCTGACTCAGATAATCTTTTTTTTAAATCTTGTATCTGTGACTTTAGTTTTTCGTATTCTTGGTCCGCCATTATATTATATTTATACAAATATTTATTATATACAACAATAATAAAAATATAAAAATGACTTTATTATTGTTAATATTGTAATCAATTAAATATTATATATTAGATATTAGACATTAGACATTAGATATTTTGAAGGGCAAATTCGCAAGCCATTTGTTCTGCTTTTTTTTTAATCTTGTGTGTTCCAGAAGCGAAATGAACTAAAACGTGCCCCTTCTCTTCATAAATTTCGCGGATTTTTGTAAATGATTTTAGTTCATTGTAGTTGATTGCCTTTCTATAGTCAACTTGATATATTTCTTTCCCAAGACATAAATAAACACCCATAGTATATCCTATATCAATATCGTGTTGTATTTCTAAATAGTCAGGAGTAGTTTTAAATTCCTTCTGTATTTTTACTTGTAAAATATTTTTATAATTGTCATCATTTTTAATAAGAGATATCCAGTCAATATGTCTTTCGAATACTGCTTCTATGAATTTTTGAGCCATTTGAAACCCAGGCCCTGTAACAAATACATTTTCAAACCATTTGCCTTCATCGTGTACAGTAATTTTATTAAAATCGAGAAATAATGCACCTATAAATGCTTCAAATAGGCACCCCAATTTTTTAAGATTTGTGCGTGTATGTTTTTCCTCAGCATGTTTGGAAATAATAAACCATTTATGTAGTCCCATGTCATAAGCCAATTTTCCGATTGACTCATTTTTTACGATTGCTATTTTTTTTTCTGTCATGAAGCCTTCATTCTCTTTAGGAAATCTGCGATATAGGTAATATTTTGTAACACATTCTAGTACTCCATCACCGATAAACTCGAGGCGTTCGTTTGACTTTGTTCTGAGAGGCATACAGTTTGCGGGTTGAGGCATAATTTTAATGTTTTCTCTAGCATTTTCTAGTTGTGGTCGTTTTGTATACGAAGCGTGAATAAATGCTCGACGATAAAGTTCGAAATTGTTTAACTGTGTTGGAATACCATATGACGAAAGAATAGATTGAACTTCGCTCAATGTAATCTCTCTATTTTCCTGATTATATGGATTAAATATGTATCCATCATCGCACTGAATAATATCCAAATCATTTAGTATATTTTTTCCCTGTCCTGCTGTATTTAATTTAGGAGAAGGAACCGGCGAATTTGACTCGCTTGCTTTTTTCGAGGTTGTTGACATTGACATTGATATCGACATTAATATTTAGAAGTTATGATTCTTTGTGTTTATTTATGAAACCTTACTATTAATTATATTTTTATCTTTAAATGATTTCAATTTATTTTACTTTATAAACAAAACAAAACAAAACAAATAATAATATTAAAATGTATATTTGGTATATTTTTTATATTTAGCATATATATAAAAAACAAAATGGTTGGAATGAATGTTGTCGGTGGTAAGAGGGCTAGGTCTTCCGAGTCTCTTACCAATAAAGGATGTATTTTTGGAAGCATGGCTGGAATGCCCCCTACTATCGGCGTTCCTTCTAGTCTTGTAGGTGTTTATCAGAGGGAGACCTCTTATTGTAACTTTTGTATTCCTCCTGGTTGCAAAGACGGTTTTGCTTATTTGAAGGCCAAGGGTTTGATTACTTACAACAAGGGTGCTGGTGGTGTTGGAAGAATGCAGTACTCACCTGGTATCAGACATCTGTTTGGTAATGGTTTCCAGAGAAATATTTAAATTTTGGAATTATTTGTTTAATCTAATTTTTCATATTATATAATCTTTTAAATTTAATATTATAAGATTATATAGAATAAGAACAAATGCCTGAAAGAAACGGACAAAGAAGTAGAAATGGACGCTCGGCTACAGCTCGCCGCGTATTGTTTAGCGCTACTGGTTCAACCGACGGTATGTATACCAATACCAATAATGGTGGTGGAATGAAGAAAGGTGGAGCACAGCCTAGTGGAACTGGTTTTATGATTTCTTTTGCTCAAAGATCGCGTATTGCTGTTCCGGCTTTAAATGCTGACTATTTGTTTAAATTTAGACAATACTATAACCCTCCTCGCCACGCCGGCCCCATGTTGTAATTTTTAGATTTTATACTTTTGTCGTGTTATTAATAACTATATGTAGTATATAGGTCATACCATATACCGTGTTGTAACATATAGTTATTATATATAGTTATTATATATAAACAATATAAACGATATAAAAAATAAAAGATATATTATATATACGCAAGAAAGTAATATAGGAATATGTCTTGTCCAGGCATAGTAATAAAAGTAGACAACCGTGAGGCAGACTTGATACCATTAATAGAAAGAAGAATAGAAGCATATTTATTGGAATCATCCCCTCCTCCTCCTCCTCCTCCTCCGGGACCTTCAAAGAAAAGTAAGAATGGGTGTTTGGTCCCACTCTATATGTTTCAGGATGTAGAGGTGAGTAGTGATATATTACCTGGAGATGTAACAGATGCGAGAGAAAATAGGAAATTCCATAAAATTAAAATAGAGCAACTTCATATTGGTGATATCGTTTTTGAGGACGATTACGGAAAACCTGTTCTCATTTTTGAAAGAAAGACGCTAAATGATTTGGCTGCAAGTATTAAAGATGGTAGGTATAATGAACAATCATTTCGTTTAGATAAAGAACCAGCACATAATCATAATATTATATATATTATTGAAGGTGATATCGAAAGATATAATGAAAAACGAACACATATTACGAAAAAAACCCTTATGAGTAGTATGTTTTCACTTTTATATTATAAGGGATTTTCGGTGCTGAGAACGAATACAATTTGTGAAACTGCAGACACTATTGTTTATTTTGCCGACAAGTATGATAAAACTCGTATCAATGAGAAAAATCGAAAACCATATTATGAACTTACTGCGCCTGGTGGTGATGTCGGTAGTCAACCAACACATGAAGTTGTAAAAGATATTACAGAAACTGAAGAAAGTGAAAAATACTGTGGTGTTCTTAAAGGTCATAAGGAAAAAAATGAATATATAACTCCGGAAAATATAAATATAATCATGTTATCGTGTATACCAGGTATAAATTCTAAAACGGCTACACAGGTTATGAGTGAATATAAGACGGTACAAAATCTCTTATATCAACTTGAAAAAGACCCTGCGTGTTTGAATACATTTATGATAAAGACAGAGTTAGGTAATACGCGGAAAATTAATAAAAACTGTGTAGACAATATTAAAAAGTTTTTATGCACGAATAAACAAAGCAATTAAGCATAAAATAATACTTCGTCTGGTTTATAATAACCTCCATCTACAAGTGTTTGTGTGAAATCGGAACCTCCCCAGTTCGGGTCCATGGGGTCTGGACTAAGACCGGTTGACGCTGTAACATAGTCGAGCATCATATCTGGAGTAAATTCGCCTTGGTCTACATTAGAGTTATCATAACCTGGATAAGAGTTTACATTATATGGTGGGTCATTACGAGACGCATCTAGTAACTTTGTTATTTGTTTTCGTGGAGGAGGTGAATAAGGGAAGGCGGAAGCAGGCACACCACTTAATCCGCCTTGTAGATTTGTAGGACCGGGGCGAATTTTATAAGATTCAGTGCCGTCGGCTTCACTTGAGTGTTGTAAATATAATACAGGACATATAGTTCCGGATGCGCGTTGGAATTCGACAAATTCTACATATTCTTCTAAATTGTTAAATATAACAGGATTTACACCTGGGACCTCTTTTTTTTTGGAGTTATACAAATAAAGTAGCGCACCTTTTTGTATTAACACGTTCGGACAGTTAGTATTGAGTGCAGGCATTGTCAATGCTTCTTTAAAGTCCGCCGATGTATAGTTTAATACAAAATATGTAACCATTATAAATAAAAGAATGATTAATACATTTTTTAACATCATTTATATATTATTTTATTATAAAAAAATATTATAATATATGTTACGAAATAATAAATAATATTGATTAATTATATAATATAATATACATAAAATGTTTGAAATGTTTAAAAAAGGTGATGAACCTAAAATACTAACTGAAAGTGAAGTTATGGAATTAAAAAAAAAGCATGGTGTTGTATTATTTTATATGAACGGTTGTGGACACTGCGACACTATGAAACCCGCTTGGAATAAAGTAATAACCGAACTTAAAGATAAACACAAGAATGAAATTATTTTAGGGGCGATTGAAAGTAGTAATATGGATATGTTTAAGAAACATGGTATAAGTCCTTCTGTTTCTGGATTCCCTACAATATTATACTTTCATCCAAATAAACTTACTACTCCTGAAACGTATAACGGAGATAGGAGTTACGAAGATTTAAAAAAATGGATATTTAATAAAAAAGGCAAAGGCAAAGGTAACAAGCCCGTTGTTATACTAGCAAATTATAACCCAAATAATAAGCATAGAATGGATAAAGGCATGGGTATGGGTATGGAACTGGGTAAAAAAAGAGGGCTTGCCTTTTCACAGTCTGGTGGAGGTACTAGAAGAAGAAGACATATGAAGCGAAAGTCGCATACACGTCGCAAGACTTCTATGCGTAAAAATACGAGAAGGCGTCATCGTCGTTAATGTTTGCGCTTGCGTTTGCGTTTATATTAGTAATGTTAATAATATTAATTATATTAATTATTTTCAATTAAAAATTGAAATTAATTAACTCCTAATTTATACATATCCAACACTACTTAAATGTTTCTATTGTAATTAAATTATATATCAGTATTTAAATAATATGGAAACCGCAGCGACCGGGTCTAACTACTACAAGCGCTCGTTGACAGAGTATGAGGTTGAAGCGTGCAAGCGGGATGTGGCGGACGCACACACCTTTACCGCTGCCACCGCAATGGCCGCCAAAATTGAACGCCGCGCTGAATTGGACGCAGAAATACCCGCATTAGAAGCAGAGATAGCCACAGCCAAAACCAAACACGCCTATGCTCTCGCTGCCAAAGACGCAGAAATAACCGCATTAATGGTAGAAATCGCCGCAGCCAAAACCAAACACGCCTATGCTCTCGCTGCCAAAGACGCAGAAATAACCGCATTAATGGTAGAAATCGCCGCAGCCAAAACCAAACGCAACAATAAGCTCGCCGCCATGGACGCAGAAATATCTGCATTAGAAGCAGAATTAGCCGCATCCAAAACCAAATCATAACTGCAGTTTTGTATCATTTTTCTTTTCGGTCGGTGTAATTATTAATTATTTTCAAATGAAAATTGAAATTAATTAATTCCCTATAAGTAATACATAAGCAAAAATAGAACCAATTATTCGCACAATGACAAGTGTTGCAAGCAATGGAAGCAATGGAAGCAATGGAAGCGACGACGCTCGTAGTCTTTTAGACAGGGTACTGGAGACACAACAACAGATTGCTGACAGTTTTGTTGTTAAAGAGCCCGATGTTCAGTATTATGGCTGGTTTTCTGAAGTAATACAGTCAAGGCGAATATACAGACCATCGGAACATAAACTACGACGCGATACTTTAAATTCGGTATCGATAACAAGTCCTCCTTATACGTACTGGTTACAAGGCAAGAAGAAAATTCTGGTTACAGATGTTACACTAACCACTGAGTCAATGCAAAGACACAAAGAAAGCAATGCTGTGTTTTTAGGCAAGCTCGACAAATTTTGTTGCAGGTCTTATACCAAACAGTAACAACTTTACTATATGGGATGGTTGGATGGTTGGATGGTTGGATGGATGGTGGGATGTTACTATATTTTTTATTTCATTGGTATTTTGGAGGGTACAAAAAATTGAAACGAAAAAATGCTATAAATGTATGAGTATGCAAAACAAAACAATATAAAATGGCTTCTTTGACCGTGAACACGACAGTGACATGCGCAACTTCTTTGCCTATAGAAGGAAACAAGTTGGTTGAGCGAACGCCAAAAAAAATTAAAATCGATTTATCTAGAATATCGTATCTTTTGAATAGAACGAATAATATTATCGAAACCAAAAATATAAATAATATATTGGAAAATGAATCCAAGGATGAGTACGTGAACAGATATATCAAAATCAATGAAAACGTTAAGCGTGAGATTGAGGTTGATGTTAAGGATGAGGCATATGCCGAGGTCGATGAGGCTGAGGTCGATGACGAAACCGAAGCAGACGATGAAAAGAGTGGTTACTACTATAGGAACAGGGAGAGAAAACTTGAATACCAGAAGAAATACAACAAGGAGCAAGGAGACAAGATAAAAAATTACAACAAGGATTATTACCAAAAAAGGAGAGAAGAAATTCTTGAAAAAGCAAAGATGAAGATTATTTGTGATTGTGGCTGTGAAGTTCAACTATTTAACATGAACAGTCACAAAAAAACGAAGAAACATGCTAAAGCGCTTAAACGTGTTCTTGAAGCGAAAGATTAGAAGTTAGAAAATGTGAATCATTCACAAGTTATAAAGTTATAAAATTATACTCATTTATTTATTTTTTTTAGTGTTTTGTTATTAGTATTATTAGTATTATTAGTATTATTATTTGGTTTGTTAGTTTTTTTGAATGATTTTTTATGTTTATTATATACTTTAAGTTTCATTATAGGTTCATCCTTATCAAAAAAATCTTTTATATGTTCCAACATTCGTTTACTAACAATTATGTCTATATCATGTTCATGCTTATCTTTTTCAGTTACATTATATTTTAAATTAAACATTGTAAATTCTTTGAACTCATCTTTATTTTTTATGTCATTTGAAAGAGGTGAATTTAAGAATCGATTTAACATTACATTAGCAGGTAAAAGGTGTTTATATTCTTTAACATGAATATAGTAAACATTATCATTACTCATTTTGGGGTGAAAAATATCATCTATAAAACAAATCTCAATATCTGAAGGTAATTTAGTACACCTAAAAAAATCATCTACACATTTTTCATGTGTTGTTCTGTTTATTTCAACAACTTTTCCGTTTATTTTAAAAGCGGCTATGATTTGTTCAAATATTACTGAATTCAACTTGTGTTCAAAGTAACCTGTAATATGTTCAGCCCATTTTCGTTCTCCTGTGTTATTTGTATAAATCATAACAGCTTGACATTTATTTTCTTTTTTTTTCTGTAGTAAATATTTTAAAATATTCAAAATATTAGGTCTGATAAATTCAGGGTACAAGTCCATTAGTTCGTTAAAAATACTATATGCTTTATTTGGATTTTTATAGTAATCATCCAGTAAGTTACAAAATCTTCCTAACTCTCCAAAATGTCCTAATGTTTCATCTAAATCAAAAACAACAACTTTTTTATTTATGTTTTTTATTAATTTAGGCATTTAAAACGAATATAAAATATAAATATATAAATATATATTTTTATACATAAAAATAATTATTATCTACTTTTAATATAACTTTAATACAATTATATACTCATGGGTATTTTAACTAAAAGTGACTATGAAAAAATATTAAATTATTATAATATACCTTTTTCTTCCTCGGAATCTTCGAAACAAATTAAAAATAAAGCGGAAGAAATCCTTGCAGAAAAATTATGTAAGTGTATTAAAAAAGTTAAAGAAGGCTCGGATAACACAGATGCTCATGCAGATGCAGATGCAGATGAATCGCGTGCAATTGGTATTTGTAATGATACGGTATTTCGTCGTAAAGGTATTAAGCATAGTGCTTTTACGTGTAAAAAAAAACCTAGACTTTTAAGATTCCATGGAAAAAAATATTCCCTTGTAAAAAGAAGTAAATATTTATCAAAAAAACAAAAACTTAGAAGAATGTCTTTAACTATGAAAAAATGAAAAAATAAATATTATAATAATAATAATAATATTAATAATAATAATAATAATAATAATAATAATAATATTAAACTTTTTGAATTAATTTGTTAGAAACATAAAAAGTACCAACAAATTAATTGGGAAAAATATAATTATTTAAGCCAGAGGTTTAGACTG